TAAGACGCAAGGCAAGTCGCTTCCGGTGCAAGCTGGATGACAGACGCAGCAACTGGTCCGAGAAACGCCGGTAGCTTCCTTGGGGGCCGCTTGGAAGTCGCGGCTCCCATTTTTATTCAAGAATACCAGCCCGCAGCCTTTCTAGCCTCGACCGCGAGAGCGGGGTGAAAGCAAAGCTATGCCAGCGGAAGTAACAAACGACGTTGCGGTGTTTGGTTTTATACTCGTCGTGAATGGCATGGCCTCTCGCACACATATTCGGTTGCCCCGCGCGGGCGACATTATTTTTGGAGAAAGAGCATGAAATTTTTATCCATATTTTTTCGTAAACAAAGCAACCCGTCATCTGCAAAGTTGAACGCGCTCCACGAAGCGCAAGACGCGGCACATTGGCGGCAAGACGCGGCACGTTGGCGGGGCGAATATGAACAGGCACAATCGAAAGCCAACGCTCGGCTTGACGCTCTAATTGCAATTCGCAATTACACGGCTAACCAAAAAAGCGGCACGGCGCGCAAGGTGCATCGCATGACGCTGGGCGGTGGGTCATGATTTGGCCCTTCACCCGCCGCAAGTCTGTCGAACAACGCCTTGCCGATACGCTTAGGCCGCGCCCTGATTTACGGGACCGCCGCTTTGCTAATTGGTCAATGGACCGCCGCCAGCGTTATTTGGACGCTGTGTCTGGAACGCCGCAATCGTTGCGGAAACGGGGTGCACAATGAGCGATAATTGGGCCGTGGGCGACTTGGCGCTGTGTCTTGGGCCAAGCGACGCATGGCGGATAATGCATTGGTCCACGCATCGCACAGCGCCGCGCAAAGGGCAGTTATACAAAGTAATAGGCGTTTTGACGCACTTGGGAAATGTCGGTTTAGTAATTGAAGGGCACCCTTCAGCGCATAAGACTACAGCTTGGCTATCTACCGCATTCCGCAAAATAAAGCCAGACACCGAACCCTGCGAAGAAGAATTTGCCTTGCTTATCAAGCGGAAGGTGGGCGCATGAACGCCCTCTACACTCTCGCTGCAATAGCTGGATGGTCCATCGCATTTATCTCTGTTGCGCTGATTATTGCATTGCCATTTTTTAGGTGCGATAAATGATGGAAGATAGGCAAAACTATTCTATTGTTCAGTTTAACCGCATGGTTCGCATTGGCTCTAAAAATCTTTTGCTTGCTGTTGCTTATCATCATTACAACGCAAAAAAAGGAACGCCGGAGGGTAACCATTGGCGCGAGATCATCAAATTGAACGGCGGCAAGGTTAAATGCAAGCCAGAACCTGTTGCTATGCCTTTACCGGTTAAAATCCCGTTACCTGATATAATACCGCCAACCCCACGCGAGCAAAATATGGATGACATTGATGTAATTGCCCGGCGCAGAAAGTTGCACCGCGACGATATATTGGGTCCGTCGCGTTACAAGAAAATCGTCGATGCACGGCACGAGTGCATTGCGCTATTTCGGAGCCGTGGCTTATCGACGCCCGCGATTGGCCGTATCATGCAGCGCGACCATAGCAGCATTGTTCACGCGCTTCAGCAGATAAAGAAAAAGGCGGTGACTGCATGATTTTGCTGCAACTACCATACCCGCCAAAAATCCTTTGGCCTAACGGTGGCGAGGGTAACAAGTTTGCCAAAGCCCGCGAAAAGAAAAAGCACAAGTCATGGGCGTATATGGCTGTGCTTGAAGCAGGGTGCCACAAGCACGTTGCCAGTGACGGGCTAATACCTATCCGCATCACCGTAAGCTGCAAGCCTAAAGGACCTTCACCTGACAGGGACAATGTTGTGGCGGCTGCAAAATGTTATTTGGACGGAATTGCGCTGGCTATCGGTGTGAACGACAAGACATTTGCCGCGCCGATTGTCCATTTTAGCGGGCGGCAATCCAACTTCACTATTGAGGTGGGTTGATGATTAGCCTCCACCACGCATCCTGCATTGATTGGCTCGCCAACTATGACGGGCCTTTATTTGACGCCTGCGTCACCGACCCGCCCTATCACCTGACAAGTATTGTGAAGCGTTTTGGCGGTAAGAATGCAGCCGAGGCCAAGGTTGGCGCAACGGGTGCTTATGCGCGGGCCAGCAAAGGTTTCATGGGTAAGGAATGGGACGGCGGCGATATTGCCTTTCGGCCTGAAACATGGCGGGCGGTTTATGACGCGCTAAAGCCCGGCGCGCATCTGGTCGCATTTAGCGGCACCAGAACTTATCACCGCATGGCTTGCGCGATTGAGGACGCAGGCTTTGAAATACGCGATATGCTTTGCTGGCATTATGGCAGCGGATTCCCGAAATCGCATGATGTCAGCAAGGGGATTGACAAAGCAGCGGGTGCGGAACGCGAGGCGGTCGGCATAAATGAGGATTGGGTTAAGCGGAAGCCGAATGGCTCAAAGAGCCACACCAGCGTCGGCTTTAGCGAAGAAACAGATTACAATATTTATGCGCCAGCCACCCCCAAAGCCGAACAATGGCAAGGCTGGGGCACAGCCCTCAAGCCAGCAACCGAACCAATCTGTCTTGCCCGCAAGCCGTTATCCGAAAAGAGCGTTGCCGCGAATGTTTTGAAGCATGGAACGGGCGCGATTAACATTGATGGGTCTCGGGTAGAGGGTCCGCCGTCAGGCTTGAAGCCTTACACCCGCAACCAAGAGCAGCGCGAAAGTCAGGTGGCAGTATACCGCGACGTCACTTTCACCGACCACCCACAAGGCCGCTGGCCAGCCAATCTCTGCCACGATTCCAGCGATGAAGTGCTGGCGGGCTTTCCTGATAGTGGCGGTGGCAATTGGCGTGGCACAGATACCAAGGGGGCCACATTATTTGGCCAAGCGCGCGCTGGCTACAAAGGCGACGGACCCGATGGCGACTCCGGCTCCGCAGCCCGTTTCTTTTATAGCGCCAAAGCAGGGCCGCTAGACCGCATTGGAACGGCCCACGCTACCGTCAAGCCCGTTGACCTTATGCGCTGGCTGTGTCGCCTTGTGACGCCGCCGGGTGGGCATATTCTGGAGCCTTTTGCGGGCAGCGGCACAACTGGCATCGCGGCAATGGCCGAGGGTTTTGATTGCAGCATGATCGAACTCGAAGCCGATCACGTTGCTGACATTGAGCGCAAGCTGGCCTATTTGCGCGGTGAGGGTGCTTTGACCTTTCAAGAGCATAATCATGCCAAGTCATTGCGGACAAAAGAAACGCCGTTGGGCGGATTGTTTGGGGAGACAGCATGAGCCGCTGGTTTCGCTTTTACGCCGACGCTATGCGTAATCCCAAGGTTGCCAGACTGTCCGATAAGCAGTTTCGCTTATGGGTAGAATTGCTTGCTGTGGCGTCTGAAAATGATGGCTCATTGCCATGCCTAGATGATCTTAGATATATGCTTAACCGTCGCTTAGACCACCTATCAACGGGCGTTGAACAACTGATAAGCATGGGGTTAATCGACCGATTAACGGATGGTTACGAGCCTCATAACTGGAGTAAATTTCAATATAAATCAGACACTTCCAATCAACGTGTAACAATGCATCGGGCAAAGCGTAACGTTACAGTAACGCCCCCAGATACAGAAACAGAGACAGAAGTTAATACTAACGTATTAACAGCGAAACGCAGGGGCGTTATCGCTTGTAAGCCAGCCGAAATATCTGATAGCCTTTGGGGTGATTGGCAAAGACATCGCAAGGCACCGTTCACCGAAACGGCCTTGAAGGGCTTTGAGCGTGAAGCGGCAAAAGCTGGCGTGTCTGTTGAGTGGGCAATAACGGAGGCCATCGAACGAGGGTGGCAGGGCTTCAAAGCGGATTGGGTAAAGGATAAAAACAATGGAAACGACGGGCGCAATAGCAAAAATTCAAACGGCAATGCAAGGCCAGTCAACGGCTTTGCCGCTGCGCTTCGACACGTCGCGGATGGACCACCTGTTGAGCCTTTCGGAATTGACCGTTAGCGAATGTGACGAACTACGGTCAATCGCGCTGGCCATGCCGACGGAGCATATCCCTGTTGAAACGCGAGAACTGGCACGGCAGCTACAATTTATCGAGTCCACCCTGCCAAGCAAAAACGTCGAGGAGCAATCCGGGCAAATGCGAACGGCGGTCTATACCCGCATACTTGGCGGCTACACGAAAGACGCGCTTTCCTACATGACGCAACGGGTATGTCGTGAACTTGACTGGTTCCCAACGCCGCGCCAATGTTTAGAGATATTGGCTGATTATCGGCCCCGCGCAACGAAAAAGGATATAGCATTGCGGATATGCGCCAAGCATACGCAAGCGCGGTTTGACCAATGGATTGCGGCATTGCGGACGGGCGGCGATGCGGATATAGAGGGCGTTCCGGATGGTTGGCTACAGATAGCCGAGACGCAGGGTTTTTTACGGTTTAGCGAGGGAATTTATGAACGGCGCAAGCGACCTCATGACAACCCTTGCTCGGATACAGACGGCCCCGCAATCAAAGCGAACGGCACTGATAGCCAAGGCGCGGGGTGATTTAAGCAAAGTGCAATGGTCAAGCCCGGCAATGCGCGAGTGGGCAATATGGGCATGGAACGAAGGGATTAAGTAATGACGCAACCAGTAATTATCGGCAACGCAACGCTTTATCTAGGCGATTGCCGCGACATATTGCCGACGCTTGGCAAGGTTGACGCGGTGGTGGCTGATCCGCCGTATGAAATCCGTAATAAGTTTGGCACAAGTGACCTCTACGGTAAGCGGGTCATGCAGTTTCATTTTGACACCGCTGGCGTTACCGATGAAGTAGTGTTGCCTGCGCTCGCTCTGTCGTTAGAGCGTGCATCGGCATTTCACTGCTTTTGCGACCCTGAACAATACGCAGGCATTGCTTCCATTGCACGGTTGCATGGGTTTACTCCAAAGCCTTGGGCAAAAGCCAAGTTGTGCGCCCCACCACCGATGCCGGGCAACTGGTGGCCGTCAGCCTTTGAACTGGCAATATATGGTTACAAGCCCGGTGCGTGGTTTGGTGATCAAAGCACCAAGCGCAAAAATCTGATGACCTTTGACAGTTACCGCCAAGGCATCAGGCATTGGGAAAAGGCCGATCATCCGACGCAAAAGTGGCTGCCGATGGTTGAATATCTTGTCAGCAGCATTTGCCCGGAAAATGGAACGGCGCTTGACCCCTTCATGGGCAGCGGCACAACAGGTGTTGCAGCCGTCCAGATGGGGCGCAAGTTTATTGGCATTGAAATGGAACCCAAGTATTTCGACATAGCTTGCAAGCGCATTGAACAAGCACAGCGGCAGGGCGATATGTTTATTAAATAAATAACTGAAAGAAGGGATTAAGCAATGAGTAAATTTGCAATTCGAGTGGCACTATTTTTTGTGTTTATTTTCGGGGCTTATATTTTCGGAGCCTTTGTTTCGTGGGATTTTAACGCGGGCCATTGGTCTACCGAAAACAGAACGTTTTTTGCTTTGTTTGGGACTGCATTTGGATTTTTAATGGCAGTAAATCCTTATTTTCCAGAAGCCGACTAATTTAACGAAGGGATTAGATGATGGAAAATACATTTTTGCTTTTTGCGTTTTGTCTTGCATCATGATTGTTTTTTGCATAATAGGCTTTGTGATGGATTTTTTGCCTAAAGTATACAGCGGCTGCGCTTTTGGTGCGCTCATGTTTAGCCTTTTAGCGTCAATGCTTGACCGCTTGCGCGAAATGGCTGGACAGAAAGCGGACTAGTTTGCAAAAGGGAATTGCGCCATGCAATCTATTGTAACGACTAAAGACTTCGCGTCTAGCCCTTCTGGATTTAACGAATGGCTGGAGCAGGGCCGTGAACTTTACGCCCGGCGCAAAGAACTGGAATGGGAGTGCGCTGACTGGCTATCGACTGGCCTAGATAAATTCCCGGACCAAATGACGCTGGCCTTGCAAGAATTTGCATCTGACCCAATAGAGCAAAAGGCACTGGTAAGGACTGCCCGCGTTGCTGCAAAGCTACCGGCCTCACAACGCAACGCAGCTTTGACATTCGCCCACCATGCCCACGTCGCCGACCTGCCCGTTGACGATAGGCTGGAATTGCTTAAACGGGCGGAGACTGAAAACCTATCAGCGCGAGCAATGCGGATTGTATCACTTGAACGCAAAGCTGAACTAAACATCGGCAATTCGCAATTTGAAGATGACGATTGGGAATATCGGGAATTGATGGCAATCATTCACGCATGGAATCGCGCAAGGCAAGATGCCCGTCAATCATTTTATGATATGGCTGGCGATGCCGAACTAGGTATCATTGAAGCATGAAAGCGCAAAACGCCCGTCCAGTGCCTCCGGAATTTCGAGAAGCCTTTATCCGCAAGGGGTGGAGATACGTTGAGCACCTATACGGCGCACGGACGGACGTTTTGCGCAAATGGCTTTTCATTGTCGGCTTGGGTGACAAAGCAACACGCAAAAACGCACGGAAGGGTAAATAGATGGCTGGATGTATGCCAATGATATTCTTAGGACTCGCCGGGCTGTTTTTTCTTGGTCCAATAGGTATGCTTATCGGGGTCGTGATAGGTGGCTTTGTTGGGGTTATCGGCGGTAAGGGTTGACTCGGTTAAGGGATAAAATTTATTTTTTTATCTGTCTAAGCGTCCGGTTTTACTTGCCTTGTTGTGCGTTTTGGTTAAAAACCATAGGGGAAGGGAAACAATATGAATATCGCTGTGAGCCGCAAAAATGTAGACAGGGTTTTTAAGCATGGGATGGCTGGAGAAAGTGCGTCCCGTTGCATTGGGATTATTGAGAAGGGAAGTGATATATTTGGTTTAACCAAGGGCGATTTCTCAATGATTGATATTCTGCGTCATGTGGCAAAGCAAATTGGCCCATGCAACATTGACATAGGGACATGGACTGCGGCTGCGGCTGATATTAAACAGGCGTTTGACATGCTTAACGACAAAAATATTTTGTCAATGCGTTGGCTCGTTGATCGATCATTCCCGCAACGTCAGCAGAAATACTATAATTCGTTGTTAGATAAGTTTGGGCAGGATAGTGTTCGACTTGCCCGATTTCATGCGAAATTTATACTTTTGGAAAATGATGATTACAAGGTGGCCGTTAGAACATCAATGAACTTGAATTTGAACCAGCGCATTGAGTTTTTTGAAATTAGCGAGGGTAGCCCGATTAGTGATTATCTGCGGGAAGTTGTCGATTATCATTTCGCATTGCCTAGAGAAGACAGTTTTGGTGCATTTAAGGACTTTAAGCTGTCTGCATCAAGTCACAAAGATGAACGACCCACATTATTAAGCGGTTGGGACTAAAGCTAATGGTAGATGACGCATCAATTCAAAATCGAGGAGGGCGTCCGCCTTTTAAGCCAACGAAGGCAGACCGTCTTTTTGTGGATCGCGCCGTAATGGCTGGTATGAACATAAATGACATAGCTGGCTGCCTGAACATCAATCCCGGCACTTTACGCAGCCATTTTAGATATGAAATAACTACTGCCCGCGCTAGATTGCGTGGTAAAGCTATTGAGGTGTTGTCGAATAGCTTGGACGATGGATCTCTAGATGCAGCTAAGTTTGTGCTTGCCCGCATTGCTGGCTGGACCGAAAAGCAGAATGTAGATATTTCCAATAGCGACGGGACGCTTGCTCAAAAAACAATCGATGTAAGCAAATTATCTGCCGATGCGTTGCGTGAGATTGCGGGCCTTGAACCTAACGCATGATGACATTGCGGCTGCCAAGCGGGAACTTGCGCGGCGCTCGCTTGCGGAGTTTGCAAAGCAAGCATGGCACGTCTTAGAGCCAGCCACGGAGTTAAAGTGGGGCTGGGCGCTGGATGCAATATGCGAGCACCTTGAAGCTGTATCACGCGGCGACATAAAGCGCCTGTTGGCTAATGTGCCGCCGGGTAGTATGAAGTCACTACTGACGGGCGTCATTTGGCCCGCATGGGAGTGGGGACCGCTTGGCAAGCCGTCGCTCCGTTATTTAGGGACAGCGCATAAGCAAGACTTGGCTGTCCGGGACAACATGAAGTGCCGCCGACTGATTCAGTCCGAATGGTATCAAAAGCTATGGCCGGTAATACTTACCAGTGACCAAAACGCAAAGACGAAATTTGAAAACGATAGCACAGGCTTTCGTGAGGCAATGGCTTTTACTGGAATGACCGGCTCTCGCGGCGATAGGGTTCTTTTGGATGACCCGCATAGCGTCGATGACGCGAATAGCCCGAAGGAATTAGAAAACACAATTTTGACGTTTCGTGAGGCGTTGCCTTCCCGCGTCAACAACAATGATTCCGCCATTGTCATTATCATGCAGCGCCTGCACGAAAAGGACGTTAGCGCGGTGGCAATGGACTTGGGATATGACCACCTTTGCATTCCAATGCGGTATGAGGCGGGCCGGTCTAAATGGTATATAGGCACTGGCGATCCGCGCAAGGTTGAAGGGGAACTAATGTTCCCGGAACGATTCCCTGAAAGCCAAGTTGCTGAACTTGAAAAAACGCTGGGCGCTTATGCAACTGCGGGCCAGCTACAGCAAGCGCC